ATAGCGACTCATGTGATGGATCAGGGCGATCGTGTGCCCGTCGATAAGTACTGAGACAACACCCGTGCTGCAGGGCCTTAAAGGCCCTGCAGCACTATGCCGCCGGTGCGTGCAGCTCCAAGATCAAGTCCGCGGCGGGTAACGACAACCGCCACTGCACGCCGTAAGTGCCTGCCGGGTGGGCAATGACACCCAAACTGTGCACGCCCCCCGCCAACCAAAGATACTTGTTCAGCGTCGACAGCCAAAAATTCAAGCGATTGTAATCTTTGTCGGTGACGTCTACGCATTCACGCAACAGCGAGGGGGGTTTAAACCGTCGCGTCGGGGCATCCGGTGACAAAGGTGCGGATTGCACCGTCAGGTAAAAAGCGTAAGGCTCGCCTCGACCGTACGGAATCTCCAGTCGCGTGGTCGGCAGCCAGCCTCTTTCAATGTCAATCAATAGAGGTTTAAGCGTTCGGTTCATGACTCTGGCAATCGGCAAGTTATTGTGGGTTAATTCAGTACGGCGAAAATCGGCTACTGTGTTCATGATTAAGATTCCTTTGTACGCCATTTATCTCGGTTTTTATGGCGTGGACCACACAATCACCCCTTCGTTCGTATCAGCGGCGGGCCTAATCAGTTCTTTACTCATGAGCAGTTATCCTTTACACGTGACGAGGGCAGTTGAATGCATCCACTAACATGATGTCTATCTGTACTTTTTTTAAGCACGGCATAAGGAGAGGACTAGGTCCAAGGCCTAGTTCTCTTGCTGGTATATTCTTTTTTGTTCTTGCACATGTTCCTCGATGCGCCGAAATCGCACGTTGGCGTCCACCGCTTGTCGCACGGAGGCCTCGTACAGATCCACCAAAGACTCTACAACGTCTAATCGGTCCTTACGTCGAAGATCGCCCAGGTCGGGCGGAGGCAGTATCACCAATCGTTCAGTGAATTGAGACGGAACCTCAATTACCTGGGTTTGATAACGATACTCCGTTTTTGTAAATAGACTGCAGCCGGTCAGAAAGATACCCAGATACAGGCTCAGAAAAACTCGTGGTGTTACAGACCGCATCGGCGATCTCCTTATCGGTTGGGGTGTACTCCACCGGCTTAGGTGCCGGCGTGGAGGCGATCTCTCGAGTATTGTTTAGCGAGGCCTGAGCGTCGCTTAATGTGAGTTCTAGGCGTTGATGTTGCTGAGTCATGGTCGCCAGTCGACGCTGCTGCTCGCGAAGGTTCGTGTAACGCTCTGTGGCGACCTCAGTCAGCGTATCGAATTTCTCCTGCGCATTGGCTCTCTCTTTATCAAGGGCATCAACCTGAGCTTCTAAGGCAGCACTAGAGGCCCTAAGGAATGCGTACTGCTGTTTTATGAGGTCTCGTTCGGCGGTCACGGCCGCCAGCTCCACCGCCGTCTCTTGACGCTTTTCTTTCTCATCGGCGTACAAATACAGGACGACACCGAACGCTCCAATGGCTGCCAGTGCCACGTACCCCAAATAGGGGGCAATGAACCGCATTACGGTCGCCCAGCCTTTTGCGATTACTGCGCCTGCGCTAAACGACATAAGGATAGTCTCCGTCTATGATTTGTTGGGCGATAACGAACGCCACCACGGTGGCATCGATGCTGTGTTCGTCCAGCGTTTGCCATTGCCGCTCTAGTATGATGACGTTCTTTTTCTTAAGAGCGTCCCTTACAGAAGCCTTGGATTTGATGTCCTTCACCCCGATGGCCTGTTTGGCCTGTACCGGGGCTATTTTGGTAATCGGAATCGATACATCGCACGAGGCCACTCCGTCCTCTAATCGCATCATCAACTCCGTTAGCGCTGCGAACGCCTGGGGAAGGCGATACATAAACGGAGACTCGATAGCGATCAAAGCCGGCCCATAGAACTGCACGGCACGGGCGATCGCCTGTTCCATGATTCGCTGACGTAAGTGGCGCTCACTGCGATGCTCAATCAGATGGTGACGGTTTGAGTACTGTCGGGTACTGTCCACCGTGTAGGCGTGTGCCAGGGTCATCTTCATATCAGGGACGGACAAATCCAACAGGGCGACGCCCATGGTGGCGTTGCCGGGATCAATGCCCATGACACGGATGACTTGACACGGTGGCCTACGTAGCATTACGTTTGTTCAACAACCATTGGGTCTGTGCCACCTAAATTCAGCGTCACATCAAAGCCTCGGTTGTCGTACTCCAGTTGCCTAAACAACTGAACGTAATGATTCACTTGCACCGCCACGGATTCGTTAAAGCTTTGGGTACCACCGCCTTGAGCCGGGACAGACAACTGACGATCCACACCGCTGCACAGTGCAATCTCAGAGATCAATGCGTACTTTTCATCGCCGTACAGGATGCGTGCCACCTCCAGCAACTCATCCCGATCGTTTTGCGTAAACTGAACGGTGGTTAACGCTTCTACGTGCACGTATTCCGCTTCTGTGGGGTTGCTGCCATCCGCCAGCAACACAGGCGGTGTGGGGTTCAGGTTGTCGTTGGTAGGCTCGAACTCGTTGGTGGTGATCACTCCTGCGTCATTGATGGAGTACTTCATGGTCGGTACGGTGGCGCTAAAGTCCAAACGCTTGAGGTAGTACGCCCAGTAAGTCGTGCCGCCGTGAGATTCTGACCGCCGCAGGGCGTACTGCCCCTGTTCTAAATTGCTCAGATCGTCGTTCTCTTCACGCAGAACAAACGGGATTTGCCCGTACAGCGCCGCATCGGTCGCGCGATGGACTTTAGGGACGCTAATCGCCAATCCGTTGCCGCCCACGGACATGGAGTGACCACCGTTTCCGATGGCGTAATAAAGCAACCTCGGCGTAATGCCGGGTGGGACGTCAACGTCTTTGTGGATGTTCAGTTTGGCGTTCAGGGTGCTGTTAGGGGCCAGTGCAAACGGGCGGTCCTGATACAAGCAGTTTTGTAGGTATGTAGCGTAAATCGTGCGTTGGACAGACACAGTCGCAACTCCTTGACGTTCAGAATAGGGGGATATGGCGTTATAGGATAAGTTAGTTAGGTGAGAATCTACAGGCGTTTACGCGTCGTGGTACGCACGCACCATGTGCTCAGGCAAGGAGAAAATCAAGAACCCCGTGTAATTCGTGCAGTAAGGTCCTAATCGTATCATGACCACGACGTCTTCCGCCGATCCGGGTATACCGACTTCAGCGGTGTTGGGGCCGACGTACGCGATGGTCGCGGTGTAGAGGTTGTTGGCTTCATTAAGCTCAGGCACCGAGGACCATTCAGGCCCATAATACGTGCGGATTTGCTCAATCATCCACGACGTCAACCCAGCGTTGACCAGCGGAGTCTCATCCAACCAGATAGCAACGTCCGCCTGAGACACCAAGCGGCGTGGCCCCAGCCACAGCTCCGCACGGGTAGCGCCGGGTGCGGGGGTAAAGTCCGCTATAGCGCCGTATGGGTTAGTGATGCGCGTGTCCAGTATGACCGTCACCGGCCTTAGGTCCAGTTTCAGATCGCCCACCCACCCCAGGCTGTGCTCACTCATTTTTAGAGTGTACGCAGTGGGCGACGCTGACAGTGAAGGCAGTACCTCGTCGATGACGTCCTCCCTATCCAGGCGTACGCGATAGCGCTCAGCGATCGATTCCAGCAAATCGACCGATCGTGTCATGATCGACGTGGTGTTGATCGTAGGCACCGTTGAGTCAAACAACTCACCGATGGCGTGACGCTTGTAGTAGAACTCCGCTTGCCCTTGCACGGTCGACGGTGCGTAAGCAATGATGGTGACCTTGGTGTTGGTGTCGTGGATTGTCTCAAAACTCCACTGCGGCGGTGAGAAGGTCACATCGTCGTCGGTTAAGGCCGTGGTGTTGGCTTGGTTGATGGCGTTTAACAACCGGGTTCTGGAAGATTGTTTGAATTGATTGTACACGTAATTGATCATATTCTCTCCGTGATAGTGACAGACTGCACATGAATGGAGGCTTGCTCAACCATGCGTGAGGCAAAGACCTTGGCGGGTGCCAGTGCCTCGACTCGGGTGTTGATTTGTACCTCGGATCGGCTGTCAAGGCGATGCCAGTCCAAGGGCACCACCGTAGACATCGGGTGTTCAGAAAGAGCTTTGATCGCGACCTTTGCGCGGTAAGGCCTTTTGTCAACGTATTCGTACTGCTTTCCGTGGAACCCCGTGTCGGCTAGGCGATCGGTCACCCATTGTAAGTTGTAGTAGTTCTCATTCTCTAAGAAGGGAATGTACTGCACGTTGTAACTGGACAAGCGCCCCATGATCGCCACCATGGCGTTCAGAATACGCCGCACCGAGTCAGACTCAGACACATCCATACCTGTAAAGCGCCGAAGGATTTCATCCCCAAAGATGGTAAAGTCATACTGATTAAAGTCCTCGATCACCACCCCGTGGTCCAGCAACCATTCACGATAAGGCTCCCCCGCGTACAGATCCACCTCGACGTCCTGATAACAGCGTTGATGAATCAGCCTCAACCGTCCGTTGGATAAATGATCAGAATCGGCCTTGTACAACCACGTGTTGTGTAAAAACGCCGTGTGTATCTGGGAGACTTTCTCGTAGAACCCGATCGGCTGCTGAATAAGTCCGTAAGGCTCCAGACGATCCCTTAGGATCGTCAAACGGTGATCCGACTCCCCGTACCACCCCTCCAGGGTATCGAGGGTGGGTAAGGTGGGCCGTTGCACTGTAGTCGCTAGAAAGGTGGGTATGGTGTCCAGCGTCACGCCTTGACCACGAAGCCAACAATAGAAATACACCACCCACGCATCCGATGACGAGAGTGATTGCGCCAGACCCGTCACCGGGTTGGTGACCGGCACGGTAGCGCTGTATTGATTTTTAGAGGATAAGTACACCCAGTGGTTGATGAGCATGTCTTCTAACGACACCTCATAGCCGGCGCTGTTGTCCACCGCCCGGGCTTCCAGCGTTTTGGTGGGCAGCTGGGTGAGCATGGCTTTGGGGCCTTTGTTAGCCAAGTACGCCACGTCCGACTCGGCATTGTCCGGGTTGCCGGGCGCCAGGCCATTGAGTTTACTCACCTGATCTTCTAACGACTCCGTCCGGCCGTAGATGTTGCGCTCACGGAAGTTTCGATTTGTCCCGATGAATCGGCCGTTGGGCTCCAACTGCTCGTGGGGCACACGCTCGTGCGTGTGCTGGTAATCGTACTCCAGTAAAGAAATGCCTCGTCGGGTCAGTATGTTTTCTATTAAAAGATCGAATGTCTGACGGTTGCCCGCGTTGGCGGCGATGTAATCCAGGTTCCTATAAAGGAACAGCCGTTGATCCAGGGTCAGTAGCTCGTAGAATTCGTCCAGGCGCTGATAGCTGGCAAGGTGTTCTCGAACGTGAAACCCATGCGCACGGGACGTGTGCACGCTGCTCTGGCGTACAGCCAGTATGGCGGTGGTCATCTGGGTGTATAGCACACCCAACATAGAGGCTATGTACAACCCATCCACTAACGCGTATGCCGGGGTGTTCCATCGGAACAGCCACCCTTGCACCCATGCCTCCAACCGTGGAATCAGGTCCGTCTCGTTAGGATCTACCAAGGTGGGGTCGTGACTGAGTATCTGCCCGTCCTTAGCCTCAATGGCCAAGTCGATATCCACCGGCGTTACAATGGAATGGATCAAAGTTTCTTGACCAGGATACAGCCTCACCAGTTCATGGTAGAACCGTGTGCCGTATTTGTACGCGTTCAGAGTTGAGCGATGGTAGCTCATGTTCTGCGTGGTGAATTCTATAGTCTCTAGGGTGTCCAACGACACCACAAACATTTTCTTATTGGTCTCGTGGTACTGACCGGCCAGGTTGAGGTAGTACTTCCACGTGTCCTGGTGTTCCTCATCGACGGCGTAGCCTAACTCGATGAGGCCCGCATTTATAGAGGCTGCTAAGTCCTCGCATTTAAAAGTCACTGACTTGGCCAATTCAATGGTCTTAGACAGGTATAATCTTACTCGCTGTTCCATAAGGAGTCACCCATGAACGATGCTATTCAAAAAACTCGGAGAAAAGGTCTGTATATCGATGACCCAACGGCCAAGAAGTTAATCGGCAATTTGGTCAAGGATCCCGAGACCCGATCTAAAACCACCCTGGATTTAAACAAATCCAAGTACGAAAACAAGACCGATCAAATTGCTGGGTCCATTAACGACAGCCACTCGCTGCGTCAGATGCTGCCAGATCTGGATCTGGCCAAGCACATCATTGTCAGTTCCGTTTTATCCCCACACGATCTGCAAAGCGCAGAGCTTACGTATCGGGTGAACAAACCGTTTGATACCCATCCTTTGGCGGGTGAGTTGCTGCGAGCCATAGAGACTCACTTCACCTCAAACTATAAAATACAGGACGAGCTGTCATCGATCCTAGAGGAAGCGTTGTTTGAGACAGGAGCCTCCATCCGGGCTATCATCCCGGAGTCTGAGTTAACCAGCATTATTAACTCCAACACGTCCATCGCTCAAGAGGCTGTGTCCGCCCACTTGGCCAACGATTTCTCGATGCGTAGGTCGTTGGGTATTCTGGGTAACGCTCGATCCAAAGAAGACGCAAAGCCGACCATGGAGTCGTTGTTTTCCTACGAATCCTCAAATCAGTTGACCACCACCAGTACTGAGAAAATACTGAACCTAAAAGTCACCGATAACCCAGCGACACTGTTGGTGCCGACGCTGCAAAAACGTTTGCGCAATCAAAACATGATGCACCGCTACGCGTCGACCAAATACAAAGCGTCCATGGAAGCTAAAAAAGACACACGCATGAGCGCGGACGACGTCAAGTCCCCTCACCGATACTACGACCCAGAACACCTGGTTACGCTCACCGACCCGGGTATGATTAACGTTGATAAAGACGACTTAGCGACCGTCATGAAGCTGCCTATGGAAGCGGTCATACCCGTGCACACCCCAGGCGATCCGACCAATCACATAGGCTACTGGATCGTGCTGGATGAAAGTGGTCATCCCATAAAGAAAGCTCGGACCACCAACTATTACGCCATGATGCAGACCCAACTTAAGTCCAAATCGCAAGTCAGCGAACTGATCCAGAAGACGGCTCGGTCTTGGTACGGTGTGGATCAGTTTAACAACAACGACGACCCTGCTGCTGCGGCTAAAGTCTACTCTCATCTGATCGAGAAAGAACTGATCACCCGACTTAAAAACGGCTTGTATCAAGACGGCGTAGAAGTGTCTATGCGCGAGGAAGTCTATCGGCTCATGTTTTCTCGGGCGTTGGCTCAGAAAGGCACGCAGCTTCTGTTTATGCCTTCGGAGTTTGTTTCGTACTTTGCGTTTCATTACGATGAGGAAGGCATTGGGCAGTCGCTGATCGAGGCTACAAAGATCGTAGGCTCTATCCGTGCGATGTTGATGTTCTCATCCACTATGGGCATGATGCGCAACTCCATTGGTCGGACGATGTTGGAAATTGAATTTGACGGCACCGAACCCGATCCGGAGAAACTCCGAGAGTACGTGGTGCAGGAGTATCTGAACTCCCGCAGCCCGTTTTTCCCTATTGGCGAACCTAACCCCGTCAACATCGTGGATTACATTCGACGTGCAGGTGTGGAGGTGAAAACCACAGGCCACCCAGACCTACCGGACACCAAAGTCAACATCGACAACTTCAACTCCAACATCACCATGCCGGACAGCGATCTGGAAGAGCAGATGAAAAACCGCCAGTACCTCGGACTGGGGCTATCCCCCGATCTGATGGATCAGGCGTCATCGCTGGATTTGGCAACGTCCGTCGTACGTCGAGATCTGCTGTTGTCTAAGCGGGTTCTGAACTACCAAACGCAGTATTGTGCTAAGCTGACTCGTCACCTACAGATCTACACGCATTACTCCGGCGCTTTGCTGCAAGAATTGTCTGAGATCGTGACCAATGGTCGTAGACAGGCAGGGGAAGCGGAGATTTTCAAAGACATGTCAGACGAGGAGCTGGTGGCCAAATTCGTCACCTCGTTCTCGGTGGGTCTACCTAAGCCTGACACTACCACAGTGGAGAACCAGTCTGAGGCGGTCAACATGCAAAGTGGCATGATCGACGATGCGCTGGAGTGGTATCTGTCGGGTGATATGTTCACCTCCGACGACATGAAAGAGTTGGAGTATCTGGTCCCTAACATCAAAGCCCAGATCAAAGCGCTGTACATGCGCCGGTACATGCGCTCTAACAACATCATGACCGAGCTGGATGAGATGGTCACCTTTGATCACGAGGATAAAAAGATACCTCTGATGGATGAGCTGAAAACTCACGCGGAGAGTGTGTCTAAAGGCCTGTTTGATTACCTGCTGGAAATGGACAAACTGGAACACAACCGACTGAAGAAGATGGAGGCGATCGAGGAGAAGCGCCGCCTTAAAGAAGAGGAGGAAGAGCGTAAGCGTCAAGAGGCCGAGGGCGATGGTGAAATCGATGAGGAAGAAGGTGAAGCTCCATCAGAAGGCGAGGAGGAGGAACCTGCTGCTGACGACGATGCCGGCGGGGGTGACGATGTCGTCCCACCCGAGGACGACGAGCTAGACGTTTAACTTACAAAAAAATAAGATAAGGGCATAAGTGCAGGAGGGCGTAAAGCCCTCCTGCTATGCCGTTTACACCTCAGTCGGGAACAGATTGTGCATTAAGGACTCTGTCAGCTCATCTAGATGACGCTGATCATCCTCGCTGGGATCCCGTTGTTCGTTGTTGCTTTTGTACTGCCGGTAGTGGTGCTTACCAATCTTTTGTCGAGCAGCGCTTAAGTCCATTTTCAATCGAGAACAACTGCTCTCGTGCAGTTTCTCCAGCAGCTCTGCTGATACGATGGCGTGAGAATACGCACGGGCCAACGTATCAGCATCTACGACCGATTCACCGGTCGTGGCGATCGTGGTGTAATGCGTAGTGGTTTCACTCATCGGTGCCGACCTCGTAGATTGTGTTGCTGTCTATTAAGGTCGGGTGAGGCGCGCCCTCCTCTAACCTATGCGTCATGAACATGTGTTCACAATGATCCTTCATGAAGGCTCTGAAGCGCTCTACGTCGGCTTGTCGCCATTGGGGTCTGTCGACGTACACCGTACGCCATTGACCTTGCTGTGTGAGCATCTCAGCCGTATCCTTGGGGCCGCTGTCCATCCCCAGGTACGCTTTCAGTTTAGGGATGGGTTTGTCCAGTTGTGGCAGGTGCGTCTGGTGTGACCACAAGGGCACTTGATGCCCCGGCATCTGGTTCAGTACGGTCATCTCGTGCTGAAGGATTGTCATTAGGGACCGGGTCAGTGTGTCCAGGTTGCGTCCCGATAGTACGGTGATCGATACTTGTGCCATGGTTCGGTTCCTTTTGATTGGGGGTGGTGGACTTTTTAAGTAGTGCACTGGCCTTGGTCGCTTCGAACTCGTGGTACTTCACCAAGAATTCAAGCACCGCTTCAATAAAGGTGTCGTCGGATTCGTATTTCTGACGGTTGTACACGGGGACAGCGTGCTGTTCGGCGACCTTGATGGCCGTACGAGTGCCGCCTTTAGGCTCACCTTTGCCGTCCAGGCTGGCGTTGCAGATCAGCACCCTGCTGGGCTGCTGCAGATCCATCCCCAGTACCTCGTACACGTTCCGGGTGTGCATGCGCCGATGGGACGGTTTGATCTTGTCCCACCAGGGGATCACTGAGTGGGCTATCTGCTCGGCTTTTGCGTACGTCGGCCAGTGGCCATCGGGCACATAATACCCTTCGTCGTCGTTGTCCTGATCGGTTTCAGGACCAAACGGGTCGTAGTGTTTACGACGACCGTTGAACTTCTTCCAGGGCAGATAGACTTCACGCCCCAGTGGGGCGTTATAACCGCTGCCATCCCCTAACCGTAAGGGGCTTCCGTGCTCAAACGCCATGTCAGGGCCATCCGCGTGACCTGAGCGCAAGCGTCCACCACGGGTGGCGATCTCTGAGGCTAAGTACGTGAAGACCTTGCAGATTTCTTCGGACGTGATGCGCGAGCCTACGCCGGTGTAATTGAACGTATCCATTGCGTGGGTTTCCTTATGGGTGGTGGGGGGCGTAAGCGGGACTCGATGCCCCGCTTACTGACCTACTGCCCCAGGTGATCACGAACCGCTAAGATCCAATCGCTGGATCCACCGGGTGCGGGTACTGCCTCAACGATGGTGCCGTCCAGGGTGCGCAACCAGTAATAGTGATCGGCGTTTTCGCCAACCGCTCCTTCAATCAAACGATGCAGCACGGGCGCAGTGGTGCGGGTAACACGCCCAATGGCCTCATTGCCCGACAACTCCAGCTGCTCCACGGTCATTGGCAAATCCAAGATAAGGTGCGTGTGCGTCAGTGTGCACATCCCCCACTCATCCTTACTGCCTTCAAGGTAGCCTACGTTACCAATCAATACATCCAAACGCGTACGGATGCGATCTTCTAACGACTCAACCAGCTCTTGTGTGACGTCACCCCCAACCAACTGATAAAAATCCGAAGCGTCTTCTTCGAACGAGTCGATGGTGTCGTCCAACGCGTAGTCTTCTTTTAAGATCTTATTCACCATACCCGTCATGCTGTCCATCAGCCACGCACCCAGATACACGTTGATTTTCTTAATAGCCGTGATCCGATCGCGGATAGAGGCCATGTCGTGCGTATCCCGCAACGTATCCAGTTCAACTTTCAGATTCACGTTGGTCATAATGGTCTGCGACTCTTTGTACGACAGCACCAGCACGGCGTTTTCTTCGTCAATCGAGTCGTGCATCGCGGCCAAGGAAAACAGCGCCGTATCGTCCAACTTACCGCCACTGTGACTCTCTTGGTAGTAGGGGATAAGATCGCCGACTTCTTCATCCGTGGCTTTGAGCAATCGATCGCGATTGTAAACCTCACCGACAGGCTTGCGGATTTCCGTAGCAAACAAACCGTCGTTTTTATTGCGGAAGGTCAGCTCGTGTAATTCGTATCCTGCAGACATAGGGGTCTCACGTTCAGTGATGCTGGCTTGTACGAGGTTACCCTCGATGCGGTAAGCGGGTTTGTGAGTGGTGCGGTCGTACAGTAAGTTCTGGCGACCTTTGGTGGACGCCGTCGGCTTCATGTACACCGGCTTGGTCTTATCACTGTTCACCACCCACCGTGCTTCCTTGTTAGGGGTTTCTTGCACGTGTACGGTGTTGCCAGTGGGATGCCCAGTAGTCTTTGGTGCCACCGGTGCCGGTGCACGCCCCCTTTGAGTGGGTGCGGGAGGTGTGTCAGCCGGCGCTGTTACGCCGTACAAATCCAACAGAGTGTTGGTCATGGGGGGACTGCTCCTTACAGGTTCAGGGGGAGTCTGTCTGGGTTTGACAGAACTGAAGATGTCGGTGTTGATCTGTTGCGGTTGTTGCTTTTGCTGGGGTTTACTGCCCCAGGGATTATCCTGGGGGGCTTGACGCTGACCCCCAAAACGATCATTGCTGGATGGGGCACGCTGACCCGACCCCCATTGGGTCTGGGGCTGCTGCTGCTGTTGCTGCAGTTGTTGGGTATAGCCTTTGATCATCTGTCCCAGCTCGCCCCCTATTTGCTCGATCTGTCCAGCGATGTTTCCAAGCTCAGGATCCATGTCTTGCAGGGGCGTGAACTTCTTGGCAATTTGCACGTACTGGTAATCAACCATACGGGCCACGGCAAACTCAGCCGCCTGGGATCCGCGTTGAAACTGACCGCTCTCTAACAAAGCACCGGTCAGGATCAGTACTGTGTTCAGAAGCGCGGTGAAGTCTTGGTTGTTGTACTCGGTGTACGACAATAGGTTGTAGGTGAAACACCGCACAGGGGATACGTTAGACTGGCTTTGCAAATACTCCAGCAGTGCCCCTAGGATGTTGCGTTCTATGCCCTCTGCCGCCCCAGGGGCAGGCAATGGGCACTGTGGCGGGTTCCCCATCGGATTGTTGATCCAGGATCCTTGAACGACGTAATCTGTCGGAAAAGGCAGAGCCTGAGGGGGTTGATTGGTGTTCCAGGACATGATATCTCCTTAATGGTGGTGCGGTCTTTTTCAGGGTTAGTTGCGACGGATGTCTTTTTGAACGCTGCATAGTAACGCTTTGTACTTCTCTTGCTGCACGATAAACCCATCCGAATCCACTTGCACAAACGGGTTGAGCTTACTGCGTCCGGTGGGGTCGGACTTGGGGCACGCCATGTAGGAGCCTACTTCAGCAATGGAACTGTGCAGGTGCTGGTCGGGATGATCCGGACTGACTTCGGCGTTGGTGTTGGTGGTGGCGTTTTTCTGAAGCACCAGATTCGTGGTGATCTTGAACGCCATGTTGTCCCCAGGGTAGGACACGGACTCCACCTCACCGTGACCTCGGTTAGGCAGCAGGTTGCCACCTTCATGGGTACGCAGTCCGTTATCACGGGTGCGCATCAGGTCTAAGATTGATTTGGCGCTGACTTTGTCACTGCGTTGCAGCACGAACGCGAAGTTAAAGATCATGTCTTTGACTTTGCCCAATGCATAGTACAACACGGACAGTCTTTTACCGTACATGGTCCCCACATCGGTGTTCGCGGTGGAGATGATGCGATCCATCTGCGTTAAAATCACGTAGAACAAATCGTAGATGTCGTTGACTAAGATGCCTTCACGTTGAAGGTCATCGATCGCCACTTTGTCCACGTACGTGTCCACCGACGCCATGTGCGTGTTGATGTGATCTACTCGCTTACCCAGTAAGTCTTCGGGGAAGTGAATGTTGCCCAACGTCTCCCGCCACAACCACGCCTCATCTTCCGCGTTGTAGAAGTACTCCACTTTGAATTTGTCGGCCCAGTTGTCTACAATGTAGAAAAACCCAGCCGTCAGCCGTTCGACGGACTCGTCAAAGTCCTTCTTGTGGAAGATCATGTGCAGTGTTGTGGGCTTGTATCCGTACAGACCTTTCCACCCACGGGGCATCAGGCCGTTCGAGGAGCACGTCACGTACTCCTCTTGGGGGTACGTCTCAGGATCTGACTTGTCCAATAACGCCACGGGCTCGACCCCAGTAAACTTACTGAACGCCCCACGCAACCCGTGACGAGTAAAGAGGTAGTGCGCCAAAGAGGGATTGGCGTTGGTGATCTTTTTCTTATTGTCTATCTTTTTGTTGTAAAAGTTAGACCAGGCCACCATGTTGGAATGAGTAACCCCATTCACACGAATGTGATGAATGTCACGATAAAACGTCAACTTACTGCGGGGCAACGCCACAAAGATGTGGTCAAAGCTCACTGACAACCCATTATCCGCCAACACAGGCGACAGCATGTAGGTAGATCCTCGCAATTTAAAGATGTTTGCAGGTTCTAAGTACGGCAAAAACAAACTGCGGTCAATGACTTCTCCGTCGTACTCGAAAAAGAACTTAGCCAGGAACAGATAGTTCTCAGCGGTTTCGAACATCGGACTGGACGACCGTTTGCGGGTCATCTCATCGTACTGCTCTTTGGGGGTGGCGACCCGCGCACGGTCACCTAAGTACTTCATGCCTTTGGGAAAACCACTTTGCGCGCATCGAAAGATAAGATCGATGTAAGCCAGTGCATTACGCATGCATTGCGTAGAATACCCTTCCACGATTAACGGGTTGAGTTTAGGGGTCAACTCATCAATCTTTGCTAACATGGACGGATCCACAAGGCTGCTCCTTTTTCAATGGGTGAAACTACTTCATACGCCCACCAACCAATACGCCCACCAAACCGGCCACCGCGGTCAGCACTACGGGTATGATCTTGATGATTTCAGACGTATCTTTTCGTCGGTACGCTTTCTGATCGTAGTGGTCTTTTCTGTTTAGCTGCTCTTTTTCTAGCTGATCTTTCAGTATGTCCCTTTCTTCTTTCAGATCTGCGGTACGGCTTTCACGATGTTCATTTTCAACATCGTACTTTTTCTTCAAACGCAATAGACCCATGTCGTATTCGGACTTAAGGTCCGATAACTCACGCGACATTTCCATCTTAGACTGTTCAATTTCCAGTTCTCTTTCTTTGATCTTTTGTTTTTGCGTTTGCAGCTCCAACACATGCGTTTCTTTTATGTTGCCGTGAGACAACGCCTCTTCTCGGGTTTTGTACAGATTGTACTTTTTAATGCCTTCTTCGATCGTCTCGTAACTGTTGTGCACTAACGCGTTGTTCGTAGACTCGGAGATAGAGTCGGTAGGCGTATAGTGATGGATGCCGCTGTGCAGATCCTGATTGACTATTGGCCTTATGGAAAACACCACGCCGTTAATGTTGACGTAGTGGGTTCCGTAGATACCCTCATTGTCGACAAACCTTAGTTGATAGTAAAACCCCACGTTGTTGTTGTGAAGTTCCACGGATTGCTGGTTTTTCTTGCCCTTACCCAAGCGGCTTTCGGGATGTGTGCCTATGCTATTTCCCTCTAGCGTAGAAATTAACAAGTCTATCTGCTCTAAGTAGAACAACCCGCCCAGTTTTCGAATGTCCAACGCAGAGATAAAATAGTCCACCTCAAACGTTTTGGTGCTACTGCGATCTTCGGTGCGCGGATGTCGGGCGGCGTGTTGTAAGGCTTTAACATCCCCTGTAGGGTTGTTGGCAGGCGAGTTAAGCGTGTTGTCAGCACACACCTCCACGTTTTTACCGTACCGATACCGAACCCGGATCAATACACCAATTTCTTCGTACCCATTGGCACGGATCTCTGGGTTTAATTTAAACGGTATTCCGTCGCGGTGCTGAACATAGATCACTTCGTTTGTGTAGTTTCTTACCGTCTGTGTACGCTGTACCCCGTTGTGATTTACATCAAAATTTGAATCACGGGCATGCCATGCTCGCATATCGCTTGTGTAGGCGATCTGTTCATTTGGTTTGTTATGATCGGACATTACCCGACCTCCCCTTTGTGCTCTAGTGTGGCGGTTACATGTCCATGATGTCTATTTGTAATTATTTGATCTACACCTCGACGGCATAGATGGGGGCCGGAGCCCCCATCTGTGTCATTGCAACACTACACGGCCTTACTGGCTGGTGGCGGCTTTGATCAGGTTAACGATCTTCAGCTTCGCCATGACAGGCATGATTGGGAAGTGCATGCTGCGCGGCTGGACAGTCAACTCGCGACTGGTCTGGCCGTTACGGCTAATCGGGTTCACCGATACCAACTCAGGAGTCCAGCTGTGAAAGCCAAAGGACAGTGGGTCGATGCCTTGTGCAGCTACGCCTGGACGCTTGAAGGTCAAGAAGATGAAGCCTTCATCATTGGCGCTAGAACGCAGGCGACGGTTAATGGTCGTTGCGATCTGGCTGTCCATCGCGATACCGCTGGTGCGGGGGTCGCCTTTGATGGTCAGGTAGCGCTGAGTGCGTGGGTCGGTGCCGATACACAGTACAGGCTTGACGTTGCTGCCCAAAGATGCGTGCTCAAGTGCCGCTTGATAGCCGGACTTGTACAGCAACTCGTGAGCCACGTCACGGATTTCGTTGATCAGGATAGCGTTCACGTCTAGCTCACGGGTGTACGAGCTGATGGTCGTGATGCGCGCATCCACATCGACTTCACGTTCGATGTAGCAAGGACGCAGTACCTGAGCACCTGGGCCTTGCAGATAGCCAATTTCACCGGCGTTGTTGGTGTAACGCTCCAGCATGTCGGCGTAGTTAAACAGCGCGATGACCGCGTTGTTGGAGTTACGCACACGTGCGGCTGAGGTCAAGGCTTCCAGCTCTACCGCATCCGCACCGGTCTTGCTGGTGGGGATAACAACAGACAGAGGTGCCTGCAGAGGAGGCGCGAAACGGAAACGAGAGGTTTCGTACGTCAGGATCAAACCGCGCTGACGCAGGTTCAGGTTAGAACGCGTGCCTTCGGGTACCCAGCCAACCACCTCAATCGTGGTCAGGGCGTCTGCAAACGTTTTACCAGCGCCGCCAGTGGTGGAAACAGATTCGCCTGCAACATCGGTGATGCTGGCCAACGACAGTTCCACTTTAGGTATCTGTATGTTGCCTTTTTGCAGGTTCGCGTATCCGGAGATCAGACCTTTCAGGCCAATCGACCAATCGTTAGCGCCCAGTGGACCCAGCAGGGTCGATGTGGTGCCGTCCAACTGAGTTTTGCTTTTACGAACAACCAAGCCTTTCAGATTCCACTGAAGCGTCTGGTCCCGACCTTTGCCTTCGGCTGGGGTATGGAACTGATTGCCTTGCATCATGGTGGTGTCAAACGACAGATACTCAGTATCGGTACCGTCGGAGATTTTCACCAGCAGGGTCTTTATGTTCAGCGGTGGGTCGATGCTGTCGGTGAAATCCAGTACGCCGTTGTCGAGCAGGCCTGGGTGAGCGGTCAGTGACAACAGATCCATTTCAGGACCGGCGCGCAGGAAGCCTGTGGGAATGTCTACACCGTCCACGGTGCGGTTCGGCAGAGCAACGTCGCCTTCCTCAAAGAAGTACGTGTCGTTAGTGCCAGCGTCCAGGAAGGGTATCAAAGCGGTAGACTCGGAAGCCAGGATGCTGTCATCGTACACAGCGTCCAGCAAACGACGACGACCGAATTCCATCGGACGGCCAGAATCCCCGTGACGTGGATCACGCATGATCATAGTCGGGCGAATTTCCAACTGGTGACCGGTTTGATCCGCAGGGCATACCTTGGTGTCAAAGAACAGTTCACCGAAGGCGTCCTGTCGGGCGCCGCCGCCGTTAAAGGCGATGGACATAGCTGCGTAGTTGTTCAGGGCCTGGGTGTCGTAAGACTCCATAGACACGGAATCAACAACAGGCATGGAACCGGCTGGGCCAGAGATGATGTTCTGGTACAGACTCACGTCTTCCAAAGAGGTAGAGACTTTGGTTGCACGCTGGTGGTAGTCGTTCGGAGCACCGACCGCTACCGCTGCGTGGGCTGCGGCTTCTACGTTAAACGCAGGAACGCCACTGATCTTTTCGCCGCGCAGGTCATACAGCGCAGATTCAAACGATTCCACCTGGCCAGATTGGCCATTGATTTGGAAGTTATCGTCTGTGGAGTTGAATTGGCTGGAGAAATCTTCCAGGGCGGCGACGAAGGTGTTCTTCGTATCCATCAGAATGTCGTCAGAAACTGACTCCATGCCCAAGAACGTTTTGGTAACAGACGCGTTCGCGAACTGAGTTCCGCCGGTCTGGATGGTGTTGTGGAGCTGATCCAGAGCTTTTTGCAGCGGAGATTTCGCTGCTTGCTGGCGCTCTTTCGGGAAAACATTCATATTCTCAAACATGCGTAGGTCCTTTTTGATATCAGCTGATACGTTGTAAGACGTCCGACTCTAGAAGGCGGACGCGGGATGCGCAGAGAAACCGGTGACGGTACCGTCGGTGTACGTCATCACTAGGAGTCATAGGATGACGTCACGCCGTGGATCAATGCCTTGTGGTAAATCTCGTACAAGGCGGTGTCTTCCATAACAATAGGGGATTCATCATTGATTATTTGCAAGAGGTCTTCTAGAGTCCTCAGCGTGCATGCGGCTTTAGGTTGGTGACTTGCCACCACACACGCGTGGATGGTGTCGCCTATAACAACCTCGGGCACCAGACGTATAGAGGTAGCGTTGTCGTTACAGAGCATCTGCATAGCAGCACTGCCCAGCATCTCAGGGCTGTAGATCTGCTCCGACAACTCACGATACGACAACTGCTTGGCGCCGTCGTCGCCTGAAGACATAAAGTAGTCTTCTATGTCGGACATGTCTAGGCCCGGTTTGACGTTGGTGAAGTTGGTGAATGCTAGGGACATCACCTCGTGAAAATGCAGCGAGTTGACCGAAGAGTAAATAATAAGATCTCGTACGGATACTATGCCTTCCAGAATTTTAAGATCTTTCCCGTTTTCGAACGATAGCCCGTTCTGTTTCATTGCGTCGATCATCCACTCGGGATAGATCATTAGTTTAACCGTGGACATCAGGGGTTCTCCTAGTGAGGGCGCCTTACGACTAAGGACATCTATGAACAGTAAGCAAGTAGTACTCAAGTGCATTAACCTGTTATACCGCGAACACCAGCGAATCAATAACAGCGATCATTCCGCGGATCTTGTGCAAGAGATACTTACCACCATAAAGCTGCCGGAAATAGCCATCGATAACGACCGTTCGCATCATATCATGTCGGGTATGAAGCACATGGCTGAAGAGATGTGTTCAGAGCCGTTGGCCGAAGCGTTTGACTACGACGACCTGAGGGGTCGTCTGCGCATCGTGGTGGAGGATGACGACAGCCTCTATGAGTCCTTTGAGATTTCGACCCAAGAGCGCCTGGTCGACGATGGGTTGGAGAAAGTGTGTGTAAAGCACAAAGCCCAGTTAAAAAATTACCTGGCCGATCATCACATACGCCAGATCTTGTCAAACGCCGGTAAGACCGCGTTTAAAGCCAATCGCAGCACCAACTGGAGAGAGAAAGCGTCGGAAATATCCTCTGAGCTGGAACCCCACCTGCACGAAAACTTCGACGTGCGGGACCCATCCATCGTAGACGAGGTGGAGTTGGACAACGTAGAAGATGTAGCGCGAATATTCAGACAAGCTAAAGTAGAAGAATCCTCAGAAGGGATCATATCCCTGGGCCTGCAGGGTCTGAACCGCATGTGTGGCGAGGAGCGCCTAGGGTTACGGCGTGGTGAGATGGTGTTGTGGGGTGGTCTGCAGCACCACTTTAAATCGGGCTTTGGCTTGCTGCTGCTAGCCCAAGCTGCGTTAAACAACGACCCGTATGTGTACGATAAGACCCGCAAGCCACTGATGTTGTTCTGTTCCGCAGAAAACGAGCTTCAGCAGAACTTAGTGTGGCTGTACTCCTACCTAAAGGAAAACGAAACCGGTGAGGCGGTCGACATGAAAGTCGTCGATGAAGACGAGGCGGCGATCTATGTGACCGAGCGACTGCAGCGTCGCGGTTGGCACGTGGCGTTCTCACGCTTCGATCCGTCCGACTTTACGTACCGTAAGTTTTACGATCTAATCCTGCGTTATGAAGGGAAAGGCTACGAAATTGGGTTGTGCGTGTTCGACTATTTGAACATGATCAGCAAGCGAGGCTGCGATACGCCCTCAGGCACCGGATCGGACATTCGGGACTTGTTTCGCCGCATCCGGAACTTCACCTCGAAAAAGAAGATCACGTTCTGTACGCCTCACCAGTTGTCCACTGAGGCCAAGAACTTGCTCCGTGAAGGTCGGGATGACTTTGTAAAAGAAATCGCCAACAAGGGCTACTGGGACGGTTGTAAGACGATCGACAACGAAGTCGATCTGGAACTGTACATCCACATCGAAAGAGCCGGCGGCGAAAAGTACCTGACCATTCAGCGCGGTAAGCATCGTAAGTCAGGCATCACCTCAGAGCGCAACCTGTACTGTGTGTACAAGTTCCAGCCGGTGGGCACCATCCCTATGGATGTTGAGGGCAAGGACATGTCACGTCGTGCCATAGGCGCCTCCACCGAAGGTGAAGGCGGTGGGGCGGCATGGTGGTCGTGAGAGCACGTGGCGTGAGTTGACAAAAAAAGAGAGTCTCATAGGGGCTCTCAGGTGCACCAGACGCTGCAGCGTCTGGTGCACACGTTATGCCGTTTATACGTCTGTCATTTGGGTTAAGTGCGTAAGACTTTTTGGCCTTCGTTGCGACACACATTTTCAAGCACTGAGTAATATTCTAAGAATTTACCGTGGTTGATGTAAATGTCGTGGGCCGTGCCTTGTGAGTCAGTCACTCGAATGCTCAATATTTTGAACGCAAGAAGATCATCCCGGAACGAATCAAACTCCTCGTACGGTAGAAAAATATGCCGTGGGTCTTCTAAAAGCCACCAGTTTTCTATGGTGTTTCTTTTACTGGCGGACTTGTTGGCGTCGTTCTTCCAGACAAGCTGGGCCTTTATAGGGCCAGAATCGTTAAACACAGCCTCATTTATGAAAATGGAAAAGCCCACGGTCTGCTCGGGAGTGCATTCTAACAACAACCATTCGTTGTCGTGATTATTACCGGTGATCCTGGCGTAAGTGCGCTGCTCAAAATCGTCGTATTCTTTTTCCATCTGCCAGTACGGTACAGCAGAAAAACAATAGGTAGAAAACAAACACAGAACAAAAGCAACTAATTTATACATGATGAATGACTCTTTTTTGAAAGGGGGTGTACCGGGGTCCTAAAGACCCCGACGACAGCTTGATTGCCGATAGGCTTCAGTGAAACCTATTGCATCGATTCACGCTTCGGTTTTCGTCGTGGGGGGTAGATCGTTCAGGGCCGCCTCTAGGCGTCCCTCGCGCTTCAGGCGCCGTACTTCGCCTTTACTGACACTCAGCGCAGCGGCCAGTTCAGTGGTGGTGCCTGAGAGGTGTGGGGAGTTCCTGACGGCGTTGTTGTGGCGGATCTCCCAGGTGCGTTGTTGCTGGCGGAGGTCTGACACTCTCTCCAGGTGAGCGTCTACGGCGTGCGTGTGATCCGTGCGTTTCATGCAAGTTCCTTACGGTTGGTGATTTACGTGGGCGTACTGAAGTACGAGGTATTACGGTGCAGTAAGATAATGTATACTTACAGACGTTTAGTTCACAGGTGGCTTGAAACTCCCCGTACTAAAGTACGGGGTACTCTTAGGGTTTCGGCATAGTGGGAGGGCGTTCCCGCCCTCCTAGCGTTCTATGTTAATCCGTTCAGTACTCGCTGTCATCACCGGCGTCGTCGTCATCGTCGACTGCCGCCTCTGACGACAGTCGATTCGTGGCCGGAGTGTCTTCCGTGATGCCGAAGATCGACGCGATGCTGGCCTGCTGCTGCGCTTCGATGAGGTCGGTCACCAGTACGCCTGACAGTACAGGGAAGGTACCAAACTTGTTGTTGGCGGTACGGAACGCCACGATGCCCCTGGATCCGTTTGCCGGTTGCACCTCCTTAGTGACGTCCACAGCCTTACCCTCACGTACCTCGTACAGTTTGGGACGCGTCAGGGTTTCATACGGGATAAGATCTCCCGCCTTGATATCCCGTTCTTCGTCGTCTTGGTGGTACGTGCCCCGGGACTTCAGTTTGAGGACGTGTTGCTTTTCTTCCTCAGGGTACGGTGGGCTGGTTTTGTAGGTTTTGGCAAACGTCTCGTTAGGTACTTCACGACACCCGTTCTTGGGGAATGTCGCTTTCCAGTTTTTCGCCGTGTCCTCCGTGACGGCCATCTGAACGACGAGGTTGAGATCGGTTTCTGAACCGAAGGCCAATTCCCCAACTTGCAGCTGCACGTACAGCAATGTGGCGTCCTCAATGCGCCCTTTGATCAATTCGCCTTTGAGGTTTTTCTCTATCAGCAGTTTGGTGGGTTTTGCTGGGGTGGTCAACTCGTTGCTCATGGTGTACTCCTAAGTACAGGGTATTACGGTGCAATAAGATAAGGCTACCATCGTGACGATACAACAGACTCGGTAGAGACGCGTGTACCCGTACTGCGAAGCATCTTGTTCAGGTTCTTTTTGAGCTGCTCATCGGTCATCTCGGTGTGGGAATCCCAAGCCCACTGCAGCAGGCCTTGGCGCTGTTTGGTGTGGCATGTGTCGTCGGTGAGCTTGCACGACGCGTTGATCTGACCCATGTGCCGTGCCACAAAGGATCGCCAGCGCTTGACCTGCCAGTCGTCTTCTTTGGGCAGCCTGCGCCCTAGGAAGTACAAAACATACCACTCAAAATGCCCCAGTGGTGAGTTTTTGGTGGTCCAGTCGTTTTGACGCCACACCGATAAAGGCTGACGGGACTTGACTTTAAAATGGTTTAAGGTGACATCCGGGTCGTCTTTGGGCCCTACGACTTTGGGCAGGTCGTACCAGTCACTGGGTAGGCCTTTGATGGCGTTGATGTATTTGCCCTCAAACACGCCCATGGTCAGCATTTGTTTGGGCGTATAAGACGGTGCAAAGTCGGGGTGCCAGGTGGTGGCCATGTTAAAATGTCCCTCGGCGGACGTGTTTTAGCAGCTTGCTGCGGACGAAGTCGTAGGGCTTTATCGTGCTGTGAGCACGACCTTTAAAGAACTCCACGCCCGCATCGGCCATGACAGACGCCAGAAACTGACTGCAGATCATCACTTCGGCTGTTGAAGCAAAGATCTCTTTACCCGGCAACGTGTTGACCAAACCCCAATGATTGTAGCCTGTCTGGGAGACGTTGTCTTCCAGGTGGTTAAGGCGACTGACCAGTTTGAAGTACATGTCCTTGGTGAGGGACATCTCATACAGACTGTACCTGGCGCCTTTTAGCATGGCCTTGGATTCACGCTTCAGACCGCCTCTACGGCCGTTGGTGGTCGTGACCAGTGCGTAGGTATAGACATACTCTAAATCGCTGTCTAAGGCCAGTGAGACGTGATTGAAAGGATCCCCCGTTATCGCTTTGGACAACTTAGAAAAACCCGTACCCGTGTCGGTCAGTAGGACGTACACAGGGTTATCCGCCAAAGCGCTCTTAGACAATCGCAGTAAATCGGAGGCCTCCGTAGAGACGGTGTGTGACGTGTTCATGTGGGGGTTACCAGTTGAGTGACGGAGGTAGTACGCATTCGCTAGAAACAGCGTTATAGCGTATCGCGTGGGGCAACCAGCCATACACTCCACCGGACAAATCACCGAAGGCGTAATAGGGGCGCTGATCTTGCTTGGAGGGTTCTTGCACCCTTACTTGTGATACCCATTCCATTCTTAGAGGGGTTAATACACAGTGCTCTTTGGTGATGTGCGCGTCGTGCACCATACGTTGTTTGGACAACGTATCAGGATAAACAAGCTTTTCACGACCGTTAAAAACCGCACGGTATACATTAAAGGTTACCGTACGGTCGGGCGAATCCGCAAACAGGTGCTTAACGTTGGCGTACACCGCCTGGAAACACTGTTCCACGGTAGGCGACAAAGAGATCCTAGGCGTGGAAGGTTCGGTGTACAACGTAGGGTCGCCAGGGTCGTCTTCGTAGCTGCCATCTGGGATCTGTGGCTTCCATAGACCTTCTATGTCCGCATTAAACGATAGATGGTACAGGGTAGGGTAAGGCCTTTTAACGCGAACAGCATGGATAAGCATCCCAACATCCTTTATCTTCAAACAAAAAACATAGGGGAGGCACACCTCCCCTACGCGTACTGCCGAATACGGCCGGTGCTAATCTTGGTCGTGTCCGTATTCTTTGCGCTTACGCTCGTGCTCTTCTTCTTCGTCTTTTGTCGGTTGCTCATTCAGCTCCCGATCTTCCAGTGCGTTGTGGATAGTTCGCATGGTGATGCTCCTGTGGTGTGGATATCCCCGTACATACAGTACGGGGGGCGTAGTAGGCTCTATCGGCCTACGGTGATGCCGAGCCCCCGGAGAACCGTCTCCAGGTCTCGGAGTTTGGGGCCTACGTGGACCCAGTTGTCAGCGGTGACTTTGAAATACCACTGACCTTTATCGAAAATGGCTAACATGGGCAGATCCTTTTTTTACAGGTGGGTCAGTCGTTCAACTCGTCGAAGTTAGTCTCGTCCAGATGGCCGACGGCTTCTATTGAAACTCCCCGCACTAAAGTACGGGGTATTACGATGCAATAAGATAATGTCTACCTGTAATTATTTAGGTCCCCGCCTTTGAAACGTGACGTGCCAGGCGAGTACACCTAAAGCCACTAAACTCCAAGGCAAGAATACGGACAGCAACATCGCAGTCCAGACAGTGGGTGCGATACGCACCCACTTCTTTGTCACCGCCAGATAGTGAAACACATTGACAAGTACAACCGCCAGCACAGCCCATACCAACAAGCACAAGATTATGGTCATGGCGGACTACCCTCGGTACATACAGGTCTGCAGCGTTTTAACTTTGGATATCACGTCCTTCGAATAACGTCGGGCGGCCGGTCCACTGCCGTTGTAACGTGCCACCATGCCGCGCCAGCCCAGACTCTCGTGTTTCTTTAAATACCTCAAGGCCAGCAGCAATGCCTCTGTATCGTCATTGATCATGAGAAGTGCTAGCTCTGCTTTAGCACGCCATATATTCTTCTCACCCATTAGGTAGGCGGCGGTGGTGATTTGCATGTGGGCGACGCCGTAGGAGCCCTGCTGACCGTCTTGGCCGTTGATGCGGACGATGTACTCATCCACAAAGGATTCACGCCACACGATGGCGGCTAAGGTGTAACCCCACTCACGATAATTACCGATCGCGTAGGCTTTACGCAGTAGGATGTCCTGCTCGGTCGTGAACGTAGGGCACGACTGTGCTGTCGCGGCGGTGGTGCTCATCAACGCGATGAGAAATAAGAGGATGTGTCTCATTACAGGTTCCTTATAAATGTTGTCGTGGGAATGCTGCGCTTAAGCCAGTCTGAAATGGACTGGCAATGATGCCCAGGCACCACCGGTAGCGCGGACCGGATCTCATCCACTGCATAGTCTGAGCTTAACGACCCAACCGACGTCGACAGCATGCATATAGAGGCGGGGATGTGCGACTTAAAACACCGGCGCGGTGCAGTTAAAGCCTCCTCTGAGGTGTGGACCACCCAGACAACAGAGTCTGAGGTGTCTGGGTGGGGTGAGTGACCGTTTACCTCCATCAGTTGGTCGTAAGATACAAAGACAACCCCATGCAACGCAGGGAGTGTCTCTGGGTGATGTACGTTGTACAGGAGATGGTATCTAAACCCCTCTTTAAGGACCGCGTCTTTAAGGCGGTGGTACTTGCGTTGCTGCACAGTAAGCGCCGTGTTCATATGTTATTATCCTGTTAGTGGAGAACTCTCGTCCCACCCGGCAACAGATGCTGCACTTCTGGATGGTACTCCCACTTCTCGTTCCAGGGGAATCGATGGTGGTCATCGGACCAGACTAATTGCACCACAGAGCGGTCCGCGTACCGTTGCACGTACTGAGGGTCGGCCATAGGCGTCAGCATCAAACACCACAACCGATCCCCTATGGGGCGGTAGTTAACCTGCGACGGTTTCTTACGCACACCGACCAAAAGGGTCGGGTGTTTGACCGCCAGCGTGTCCAGTATATTCCCCAGCGTCTCGCCGATGGACAGCGTGCAGTTGGCCACCACCACCACGGCTTTGTCAGGGTCGTTGGAGTGGTAATGCACCTCGTAAAGCCCTGTGTACCCAGAAACAGGGTGAAACCACCCCAGATACTCAGTCCCCCGAAAAAACGCGGTGGTGTCTGTATCCAGTGTATCGTTCACAGTGGATCTCCTTTGATGTGCGTGTTTAGGTGGGTCGCCTTTTAGCCAGGCGACGTTGGCGTTTATCGGTCGCGGCGGACAGACGACGCTGACGGTCTTCTTCTGCCTGCACGGGTGGCAATGACACCAGACGATCGCACAAAGGTCGATCCACACCCAGCCCTATGGCGGTGGTAACGGCCGCCAGCATGGTCAGACGTTGATGGCCGGTTATTTTACTCATCGGGGGTCAATTTCCGGAGTTGTTTGGTTAGGATTTCTATTACTTCAGGCTCAAACGACGTCCAGCCTTGTTGCGTGTGGCACCCGGCTGCACCGATGTGCCCCCCACCGCCCCACAAGTGAGCGACCTGAGACAGATCCACGTGCGGTTTGAGTTTGTGCTGCCGGAACTCGACGCGCCCTTTTACCGAGTCGGTCATCATCACGTGGATGTCAACGACTCCCAACGTGTACATCAGCTGAAACAAGACGCCACGAGGAAGCTTTACGGGAGACATCAGTAGGGTGACGTCGTCGATCTCGATCAGATAATCCTGAGCAATGCCGTGGGGTCCTATCCCCGCCGCTGCCAGTAACGCTGCCACACGCTGTGGGTAAGCACTGCAGTGAACCGCGTTATCGGTGGCGTGGTAACGGTCCGGGTCGATCAGCCCAATATCGCGAAAGCGTTCCGGAATATCAACGTGAATCGACTCCATCAAAAGCTGGTACAAAAGATCACACACCTCCGCCGCAGGGTACTTGATTTGAAGCTCTAAGGATATATCTTTGTAGAACGACAACAGCTCGTTAGACAGTATACGTACGCCTTCTGGGGCTAACACGGGTCGGGCTTGATTAATGACGTCCATGAACCACTCGTTTAACACGTACCCTAAAGGGAATCGTGCGGTATCCCCGACCTGATACATGTCGTACGCATCGACGATTTCCACTAGCGCTAGAAACGATCCCGTCAGATACTGCTCATCACACAGGTGATGGGCTGTTAGCCACGTCGCACTGTACGCAGGATCCAGCACCAGGCGGCAGTTGACGTTTTCGTCCAGCCGATCCATCTCACGTTCATCGTTTTGATGGTGATCGATCAGCGTCAGTAACCGATAGCGGTCACGGTACTGCAGTATCGCATCCACGGCGTCTGTCTTTAAATTGAGATCCGTGATCAAAAGCTCTTCCAATGGGTTGACCGGATCGACCGCGGACAACACCGTGATCAAATGCTCTGTGAGCTCGCCGTAATCGACGTTGGTTTGACGCAGGGTGTCTGGGTCGGTGTGTACCGAGGCCACGATGTGGCTACAGGTGTAGCCGTCTAGATCGATGTGGCTGATGTGGTGTATCATGTTAGTATTTCCTTTTTTGGTAGTTATTTAGGTTCGTTTGCATGGGTGTAGAGGGTCATCAGATGGCAAACGGGTACTGGATCGCAGGGTGATGCTCGTAGCCGTGCACGGTAAAGTGCTCAGGCGTCACCCACGTCAGTAGGTCGTCCAGGGTCTGTATGCGCTCATCGATTTCCAGTGTCGGTGCGCTGAACGGCCTACGTTCGATTTGCTCTTTGAACAGCTCGAGCTGAGCGTCGTACAGATGTGCGTTTACCACGCGGTGGTTGACCACCCCAGGCTTATGCCCGGTGATCCTGGCCATCAAAGCCAGCAACACATAACACTGCACCATGTTGGCAGGGCCGCCCAGCGCACCGTCCCAGCTGCGCTGGGTGGAGTTCATGTGAAGTACGCCATCCAGCAGGGAGAAATGGTGCTCGTACATACAAGGCCGCAAACACCCCAACTCAAACATGCCCGGATTCCAGAAGGTGAGGATCTCCCCACGGTCGTCGACGCCTTTGGTCAGGTTGTCGACGATCTTAGTCAGCAGATCCATAGTCGTGCCGTCGTGTTTAGGCCAGTCGCGAGCGACCGCGCCGTAGATCGGTCCAGTGTCGTTCTCACCTTTGCGGTGGGGGTTGGCCAGCCAGGCGGGGGTCTCGTTGGCGTTCATGTACCAGGACTTAGCGCCCAGGGCGGCGAAGTCTTCGGCGTTGGTGTAGCCGCGCAGATACCCCAGCAACTCACCGATGGCGGTCTTAATGCCCAACTTGCGGGTGGTCACCAAAGGGAACACCCCAGCACCCACGTTGTACGTGAAGTCTATGTTAATGACGGTTAGGCACCGTATGCCGGTGCGGTCATTGTTGATCCATCGGCCTTGTTGTTGGATGCGTTGTAAAGCCCCCAGGTACTGATCTTCAGGTGAATGCGACAACTGTTCTTGCACACTGCGTTGCTTCCAAAAAAGGAAGCGCTGACCTAAGGGCTGTAGAGGCTCGTTCATGGGTGACTCCGGGTAAAGTAATGGGACGTTGTAAAGATTGATAGGCGGCAGTTTGAAATCCGGCCACGTGATGCTCATAGCGGCCTCCGTTGTGAGTGTTCAGACGATCACTCGACGGCATAAAAAGAGACAGGGGTGAGGCCCTGTCTCTATGCTTTTATCCTCGACGTGTTCTGAGGATGCTCTTCATTTCTTTTTCCGTCAAGTTGAACTCTGCCATCAATACTTTGTCGCTGTGCTGGGCGGCGTGAGATTTGTTGTGATCTCGCTTAGCCGCCAGCGTCATGACTTTCTCACGGTATTTTTGCAAGGCTTTGTGGGTCCTGCCACGTAAGATGCACAGCACGTCTGTGGGGCTAATCCCGACGGTCACGGCGATGTAGTCGTCGGTGATCTCACGCGCCTTCGCGGTGAACATCTTATTCAGATGATAGCGCTCCAACAATGACCATTCTTGTTCATCGGACAGTTTCCTCATGTGGGGTTAGTCCTTGTTAGTAGTTATTTAGGTTCGTTTGCAGGGTATAGAGGGTCACTTTTTTCTTTAGTTCTTTGGTGACCACCCGGTAGGAAGTCTTTATTAAAGACCGGTACATCTTTTTAATGCGTGTGTCGGTCGTTAATATCACTTTTGCCAGCTGGGTTGTTTGGTACTGATAACCGTCGGAACAAAACAGTTTTTCTAGATGGCGATAATGGGTTACTGTGTCCCCTATCGTAAAGCTGCCGCTGCTCCTAATCGCTACCCTACCGGTAGTGATGCCTTTCCCTTACTGAGTAACTCTCTGGCCCGAGCTGGATGGCACGGCGCCAAAGGACGCCTATTGGTATCCAGCACAAATGCATAATTAGACATAAAAGTTTCCTCTTACGATGTCTACCCCCACCAGTGTGGGGGTGTAACGTGGACCTCGCCAATGTTCTAGTCGCTTGTCACGTGCAACACACCGCCCCGAGCACACAGGGCTTTTAATGCTGCACCACAGAGCAGGGGGCTGGTCCGGCCACCCCAGGGTGTGATCACGATAAGAACGTAGTCTGTGTTTCAAGACTGAGGCTGTTTCGTATCCCTAGTAGCTAAGGCAGGGTGCTTACGAATCGTGTAACGGTACGTGAGGTTATTGCAGGCCACAGACGCCTCTGTCACCATAAACGGATTGACCATAAGTTCACTGGAATGAATCGCCTGCTCCAGTGCGCGCAAGGCTTTGTGTTTGTCTTCTAGATTCATTAGAGAATCTGGGTCGGCGGTGATGTACGAACCCACCATCACTCCATCGGCGGTGCGGGTGCGTAGTGTGACATGGCTCATTTTTGTTTCCTTTTATGGGTGGAGGTCGGTTACGACCAAGCGGCGGCGAGCGTATTGGTGGTTATCTGAGGGATAATCACCTGGTGGTTGTGGCGGTCGTTGTACGCTTTGAGGGTGTGGACGCCTGAGGAGGTGACTTCGGGTAAGCCCCATAGAGTTTTGATGATCTTGTTGGCAGAGACCAGTTTGCCGTGGTTAACGTCCTTGTATTTTGGGTGAGCGTTGAGCCAGAAGCGGATCGCGATTGATGGCCCTGGGAATCTTTCCCATTCCTGTCGGTACGTCATGGCCTCTAACACGATAGTGATCACGGTGTCGGTGGAGCCGTACTGTATACCGCGAGCGGCTTCGGTGTAACGTCTGGCTGTTTCAGCATCGGTGCCGTAGTCATTGACTAGGCGCTGTATGCGACCTTTCGTGGCAAGGGCGTGTGTGCGGGTGGAGTCCGCACCCAACAGCATCTGCCAGGTCATCGGCTCTTTACACACCGGTATCCAGAACAGTGTCCAGCCGTCGATCGTGCGGCCTCGTGTCATGTTTGCGGGCGCTGTCTCAGCAACGACGCGTATGGACATAGACCCGTTTTCCAAAGCAATGCGGTCGCAATCTTCGGCGGACAAAGACAAAATGTACTGGGTGGCTTGCTTTACGGTGAGTGTGTTCATGGTGTTACTCCGGTTAAGGGCCTAAGATACCCTCTAATAAGTATTTTTTAAGAATAGCCGCAACGTGATTGTCCAAGGGGATGGACAAGTCGCGGGCTTCGTGTTTAATCTGATCCAGAATGTGTTTAGGGACTTTAATCTCCAGAGGGGTCAAGCCCATAAAGCGTTCGTTTTCGGTGACTTGTACGCCGCCGCCTTGACGGTAGTCGTCCCAGATGTTCTCGGGCAGTAGTCTGAGTACGTCGGCTACTGCCTCGTCAGGGTTCGCATAGTTCACCGAGACAACGTAAGGGTCGGCTGCTGCCCAGTCCCCGGCGCGCATTGAGGCTGCTGTCAAGAACGCTGAGCCGTTCTTCCACCACCGATGGCGGTCTTGGTCGGTCACGCGCAGGCCCGACTCGGCAACTAACGCCCCGTACTCTTTTTCGGTAGGGCGTTTAGGCACTATGATCACATCCGGCGCAGGAACGCCCCGGATAGCCGCTACCTTATAAAGCATCGACAACGCTTGTAATTCAGATTCTATTCTGTATCGGTTTAGGGTATCGTGCTTTGCTTCCCAAGCAAAGTGAGTGACCAGCGTATCTCGCCATATTACTAATCCATTAGTAAACGACGATTTGAGGTGGCGCGCGGCATTGTCAAGTGCATCCGCCCGGGTAAAAGGGCTTGTATGCAACCCAACATGACCGTCTACTACGGTGGTCGCCACCTTCTTATTGATCAATGAGTTTGTTAAAGCATCCGTAAACTTTGATACTTGGGTGTCTTGACCAGGCAAAGTCTCAACATAGATATTCAGGCGCATGGGGTGTCCTTTGAAAGGATGTGTTGAGCGTAGTCCGTTGTTCGCCGTAGGGTGTGCCTTATGTCTTGCTGATCGCTAAAGATAGCGGCCAGCTGTTGATTCAGCGAGGTATCTGTGCCCGACACGTTGAACAAACTAATGACGCCCGACTGAGTCAGTCTATCAAACGGGCGAGTTTTGACGGTGTAAAGCTCCGTGCCGATGGATGTCACAGAACGGATGCCTTCGTTCTGATCCGATAAGAACTGTTCGACGGCTACGTTTGGAGGTAAATTCACAAAGACAACGTCCTTGCGAGATGGACGTCCCACACTCAGCAGTGTGGACATGACATTTAAAGAGGCCGACCTGGAATCATTGCACCCCACACCAATAAGTGGGATGTTGTTTTTATTACACAGTTGCTTAATCACAGTGGCAATGAGGGCGCCGCTGACGGTGTTGCTGTAAAATAAGATCACGTTGGAAGACTCCTTACAAGTGGGGTGTCTTAAGTGACACCGATATCCACTTTATGATGTCTATATCAGATCGTTTGGACCACGGCATAGGCAAGGACAAGGGCGTCACCCCTTGTCCTTAGTGGGTCGTCCTAAGAACAACGTAAGGACGCTGATGCATGCATGGTGGTTCATGGCCTGACCCCGACCCTTCATGAGAATCTGATGGTCAGCACGCACCAACGTACCAAACAACTCCGAAGACAAGGTCAAGTTGTCGCCCTTAAGCGACAGAAACCGAACAGGCATACCCGGGTACAAAACATCAGGATTGGCATTGTGCCAAGTAGCCAGCATGTGTCGTCCGTTGCGTCGAGCCAAACGAGAGGCCTGCACGGCGTCGTTGTCCGTGATACGCTCAGGACTGATCACCTGATAGTTTTCGCGTGTCTGTCGTTCACGAAGACCGTACTGACGGATGTTTTGATCCCGCTGAGTCGTGGTTCTATTGCCTTTCGTTGCGATGATGCCTTCCATGACCTTGGAGGCTTTTAGATACACCACCCCGTTGCCTTGGTTGAGTTCTTGATCTTCCGTGTCGTCGATCTCTCTTGTTTGATCGGTGAGCAGCGCGATGACCGCGTTGTCTTTAATCCGATACGTATTCTCAATCATCGGCGCTTGGTTGGGGGGCAAGTTGATCAGGGTCAACGTGCGTGGTTCTCGGTCGAACCTGTCCAAATGAAACGGTGGATACACGTACCAGCGGTCGTTCTGTATGTACGAGGCAATCCCCGTTTGATAAATGCCGCCTTGATCACGCTGCAGAGTCTTGTGCAGCGAGGTCACAGGTGTCCCATGTGGCAGCACGATCGTCTCTCTAGGGCCTTTGGTGTCCGGGGGCACCATGTCTACCCCTTTGACGCGGTAGGGCTCCTCGATCACCTGAGAGGCCGCTGTGTGGGTCAACAACCCTTTTAGCAAATCCCCTGCGGAAACCCGATTGAACACCCCACCCAACGATTTACGCCGAACGTGATCCGCCGCCGGGTGAATGAGCTGCACCACCAGCGTCCGAAAGCCTCGCTGACCTTGCGTTGCCGGGTCTGACGATATCGGGTGATTCGTTTCCAGAGTCTCGTCCGCACTTGCTTGCAACACCGGTCGCCAAAGGGTGATGAGCGTGCCCCCTAACGAATCAACCTCTGGATCGTCCGGAGCAATCGTCGGGGCTTTGGACAGTCTGGCCATCAGCCGTTCTCGGTTGGGGTAAAGGTACCGAAGATAAATCTCTTCTTCTACCTCCACCTCCGCCATGGCCAGATCCGCCAACGCGGCGGTGTAATCCCGGTCAATATTGAGTTCCTTAAGTTTGTTGGCCGGGTACTCCAAGCCGTCCAGTAGAAACGTCAGGCGATACCGGTTGTGAACCGGGTTGCTGCCGTCTTCGATGATGGCTTGCACTTCTGCCATGAGAGTAGAGTCTATTACTGCCATCCTCGATTCCTACGTTTGAGTGCTTTGAGTTTAAGAGAATCCGACACAGGCTTGTACGCACGGTTCTCTGAGACTTCTTCTTCTGAGGGGACGACCTGTTCAACACGATCCAAACTAAGACCACGGCGCTTACGTCCGGCCAAATGACGCTCGAGGCGCATACGGGGCACGCTCTCACCGAAGTAGCGCAAGGCCATCTTGTGAAAGTGGTATTGCACCCCATCGAGTTTGACCAAATCGTTGAGGATCTTTTCTACGTCCCCGGACTTACCAGGCAGGGTCAAGCGTTCTTCTAACGCGCGGTTCCACGTATCCAGGTGCTCTTGAACTTTGGTACACACTTCGATGGCGTCGCGTGGGTTGTCCAGTTGTATTTTACCCCCGTCGTCCCATAGCTCGGCGATGTCCATGATGGTCAGTCGCACCGGACTCATGCCCGCGGCATACTCCTGATCGTCCATGTCACTGACGCCCGCTCGGCGGTAGCCGTATTTATGCTCTTCCCGTGCGGCTATGTCGGCGTTACGGATCGAACATCGGTAGTACTTGTGGTGTATCCACCAGGCTGCTGTGCGCACCACCGCCATAGTGTCCTCCTTAAGCGCCCCTGAGGGACGTGAGCATGAGTATCAGTAATACGGGGATGTAGTAGTACCCTTCCAGGTAAGGCCATCTGAGGGCTCTCTCAGAGAGTCTCAGCAAAGACTCTCGATTTATGCCTGTCTGAGACAGATACGAGGAGACCAGTGTTTCTAATTCGGTGTCTACCTCGGTGCGGGTGTAAATGCCGGCGGTCAGCACATACGTGTCTAGACGACGCACGATCGGGGTGTCTGGCAGATGCCCTGTGTCTAATTCGTGTCTGCTGCTCATCTGTTTGCCCAGATCTTTGTAGCGCACCTCCAACGAAGGGAGGTAGTCGTGCAAGTACCGAACATCACGATGCTGATTCACACTGTAAACACGCTCGGGTATGATCACATACTCCATGCCACTGTACGCGATGTTGTACAGCTGGGGGTTGTTGGCGTAGTGTCCTGTGGGCACCCGCTTAGCCGTTTTAGGGATCGTGGCCAAGAGCTCTGGCGTACGACGCAACAGCACGTCCCAGATCGTCATCTGCTGAGTCTCGGGTATGGCTTCTGTGTTGATCGTCCGCAGTTTGTGCACAAAAGGATGGTCGTGTGTATTAAACAGTGACAGCATCACCTTAGGGATCGCCGGGTCGTACGTGATGGATCGGTTATCGGGGAACAGCAACGTCGCGTGGTCGTCGCTGTAATACACGTTAAAGTAATACATAAGGACCGCATCGATTTGAGACTGCAGTCGCTGGTTAAGGGTGGCTTCGCTAGACGTGATGATAGGGTCTTTTCCGTACACCAAGTAGTCTTTGATGTACGTGTATTCCCGGACAACCTTGTGGTCCAGATCGATCAGGTACACATCGGTCCTACTGTCCACACGCCGAACCATCCGATAACTGACCTCGTAGCACCGATCCTTGTAATGGGACATCAGTTCTATTTTAGTCAGGGTAAACACCCCTAGCTCGCCGGCGCCTATATCCGCCAGGAACACATCGCCCTTATTAGGGATCAGTGTGCCGGGGTAGATCACGGCAGACCCTGTGAGTGTCTGCGCGTAGGTTTCCGAGTTGGTCGACACCGACAACGGCGATTGAACTTTGTACTCCATTGCCTCGATCTTACGGTACTGCTGATTCACCGGGTCGAGGGACACCTCCTGCGTCCCCGTTTGATCGTCCTCACCCAATACTTGTTGGTAATAGGTGACGTACCAAGACATACCCTCGACGTGAGTCAGTAAGTTGCCAAGACGCTCGACGCCCGTGTCCACCACCGCCGTACGATTCTCGGTGTGGACATTTATGGGTTCTGCCCGTTTCGGCGCCGGGGGGTTAGGGTGTCTATTTATGATCGCCATCGCGATAGGCTCCTATGAAGAATGTGCCAACTGTTTTCATGACCGGCTCTAATACTCCCCGCTTGGTCAACAGCCCGCGATTGATCTCATCCGCTGCTGCGTCAAACTGCCTGGGGGGTATGTAAGTACCCCCCAGCACTTTAGGCAACAATCCTTTTTCTTCCAGTTTTGGGTCGAGAGTCTGCAACACCAGCATGCACGCTTTGGGGTAATTCATTAACGACTTACGCCCTACCGCTGACAGCAGTTTTAAGTTGGTGCACAAGGACACTCTCAAGTGGTATATCGAACGATCGTCCAACGGCTGAGCCGTACGTACCTGCAACGTAGCATCCACCGTCACACCGTGCTCAGGGGCTACCTCGTTGTTTTTATACAACTCGACTTGAATAGGGGCTTGACCCCTCACGGTGAGTTTCCGATACTGCTCACTTAAGTAGTGCAGCATAGCCGGCTCAAATCGGTAGTCTCCCAGCGCGGTTAGATCCACCAACAAAGTGGGATCGTCCGCCTCTTTCATCAGCATCGCGGTAAACACCGTTACGGTGGACGGCGGCACTTTGGCAGGCAACCAATCGTCCCACGCAGGCAGTTGTACACCCGAGATCATCGGAATGTGCGCCATGGTATCCTGTAAGGCATCTAACGCCTTACGTGTGCGTGATGCGTAAGTGCGCACCGAGACCTGCTCTGTGCGCTCTATAGCGGGTATCCACGTCTGATCGAGAAGCTGCTGATGCACCAGGATAGGGTGGTGTGTGGATACTGCGGTGGGTTTGTCGTACCGATAGGTGTACTCAAACGACACCAGCCATTTCTCACCGGATTCGGAAATAGCCTGTACGTCAGGGGCCAACTCAAAGTCCCACCACCCTATAATGTCCGTTTGAGATTCAGAAATTGCCGGTGCCTGGAATGTCCCGTTTTGATTAGTAAGCAGTTTTAATCTCGGAGTAAAGGCGTGTGTGGCGTATTCAGTCCAGGTGTCACCGTACCCTGCATTGGACTCACGCAAATCGTACACGTGACGGATCAGCTGAAGGCATTCCAACGGGAATAAGTACGCGTATTGTACCGTGTGGTTCATTTCCCGCTGCCCGGCACTGACCTTGTGGCGGATATGATCCCGCCACCGAACGGCCTCTGTGCGAGATCGAAACCGAGCCTCAAACGCCAACCGTGCCACGGTGGCACTGTACACGGGGCGAACAACAACCCCTAACGCCTCATCGTGAAAGATGGGTGGGTACTCGGACTGATGCAACGCGGTGGTGAACAACGAATCCTCGTCGTATTCTTCTTCTAATTGAATCGTGATGCCCGCCAACTCATCGTCGCCCACAGGAGCGTCTTCTGGCTGGCCTACTCGGCCTATGGCGCTACCAGGGGTTTTCATGGACCCCAGGTAGCCTGGGTTGTAAATCGGTGTGTCCTCGGAGATCCCCAGCCGCCTCGCCACTTCTCGCACAACTTGACGGGAGATCGGGCGAGAGACGGTATTCATATTCTCAGGTGTCTCTATCAGCATGAAAGCCATCAAGGGTGCTCCTGTTTAAGGTGTGTAAATCGGTTATACGATGAGTCCTGGAGTGTTTGCGTACTCTTTTGCCAGGGCGCGGGTGGTGATCAGCGATGCGTAGTACACCAGTTGAGGGTGTAGATCGCCCAGCGAGCCGTTGTTACACACTACGTAGTCTGCGTCTTCCTCAGTAAGTTCCATGGACACGTGAGACTCCTTCGGCTTGCGCTTTGAGGCGTCAACCCACAACACCACATCAAAGTTACCTTTATCCA